AGGATGCTGTAGAAGAAAGAATTAAAGCAGAAGAACATTTAAGGAGGATTCGTGGATATTAAAACTATAGCTACAGGCATAGGTCTTGTAATCACGATAGCTGGTTTGTTTGTTTTTCAAGGGCAGCTCATTGAAAGAGTTGATGTCTTAGAGCAAAAGAAATCAGTTGATATTAAACCAATGGAGAGAGATATTGCTGTTATGAAAGCAGAGATAGCCGTGCTTGAAACACGTCTAAACGAGCTTATCAAAAAACAGTCTAATCCTTTATCACAATGATACTAGAAGCACTGGTAGCAACAGCGATTATATCGCTTTGTTATCTATATATATTGGAGTAAGCATGGCAAGAAGAAGCGATATTGAAAAAGAACAAAAGTTCATAGACTATTTTACAGACGGCAGCACTGCATCAAATGCAACTGCATCTGCTAAGAAGGCAGGGTATACTAAAAATCCTAGTCAGCATGGGTATTGGTTGAGAAAGAAATACGAAAAAGAAATTAGAAGTATTAATGAAACCAAAATAACATCCACGTCTAGCTTGGCTATTGATACATTAAAGTACCTGATGATTAACTCAGAACAAGATTCTGTCAAAATGAATACAGCAAAATTGTTATTAGAACTAGGTAATTATAGTTCTCAGAATATCAATATAGCTGTAGATGACACAAAGAATAAAACTGATGATGAGTTAATAGCTGAACTTAATGAGCTTATAAATAAAGTTCCTGGATTTAAGACTAAACTTAACTTCGAGTCTGAATCTAAATCTATCGCAGAAGAATCTTCTAAGCCTGCCAAGGACAAAGAAAAAACATTAGCACATTAGTTTTGTATTTTTTCTAATGCGTTTGTTTCTATGTCGTTAATGCCATCTATGATTTGGTTATAAAAGGACTTTGCTTTTTTGTATTTGTCTTTGTTAAGACCTGAGATGCGTTGCCTTACTTTATCACTCCAAACATAAACACCTGCTACACAGTCCTCGCATTTAATAATACCATTTGTAATATAGCCACTCAGCTTTATAATCCCAACACCATTACAAGTAGGGCAAGCATGTAAAAGAGTTTCTAACCACAAACACATAGCTAAACTAGAGTGTTCTTCAAAGGTTAATATAAAACCAGGATTTACGGCTTGTTCGCTAATAAATACTTCTGACTGTTCTAGTGTGCGAGACTCCATGTATTTTAACAACCATGTTCTTGCAGAATTATCGTCAAAATATTTAGCTAGTATTAAGTTTACTTCTTCTTCTTTTAATTTTTTATAAGAAAGAATAGTCTGTACATCAGAAGCAGTTATAGCATCGTGAGACTTGCTCGTTCCTATTCCCTCCATGTCGATAGACTTGGGGAAAAGAATCGACATAAGTTCTAGCTTCATTTATCTTTTCTTTTCCAAACTCTATACTTATCTTTGTCTAAGGTTCTATAAGTTACCTTGTAACCCTGTCTCCAAGCATAGTGTCTTAGTGCATCTACGATTTGAAAATCATCGACAACAAAAGAATCCCCTATTCCCATATCAGTTACTGTGTCAATGTATTGCTGATACTTGCTTGTTCTTCCTGTATCTTTTACATCTTTCTCTATCAATATTTTCATCTTGTTTTTTTACTCTCCTTTTACTTTGTTATGTATTTTACCTAAAGATTCATAACATCTATCAATATCTTGTTCTATATTTTCTATAAGCATTTCATGAAGTTCTACTATCTTGTTTCTAGTTTCTCTCAATTTACCAATTTCTCTATATAAACAAGCTATTTCTTGTAGGTCTATTGGTGTAAGTACTTTAGGGTTTGTATTAGCATCTGCAAGTAATTCTCTTGCTGATATTTCTCTTACTTTATCTTTACTCATTTTCTATATCTCCTTTTATTGTCTATCTGATTTTTTTATTTGCAAATTAGCTGAATTGTATTGCACTCCTTCTTCGTCATCATACTTTCCCCATAAAGACACATCATATGTTACACCTTTTTCAATATGAAAGTCATCATAAGCAGTAAACTTATTGTTACTTGCAATAGGTGCAGGGTTAGTTTGCTCAGTTTCAGCATGTATCTTCAACTGTCTTATAAGAACATCAACAATATCTTTGTATTTGTTATCAAAGAATAATTTAATTGATGCTTTTTTTGGCTTTTCCATTGTTATCCTCCATTCTGTTGATAGAACCCTTTTTCCCTGCGTTCATTTGCACTTAGTGTTTGAAACAAACGCAACTTGTGTTCTAAGTTATTTATTTTTCCAGTGTATAAAGACTCTTTTTCTTTAGCATCTGCAATCATATCTACATATTTAATTACATCTACATCAGAATTTGCTATTGAGTCTTTCATTGACTGCGTAGCCTTTAGGTCAGCAGTATTTATCATAGCTATCGAATACGCAATCTTTCTTTTTTCAGTGTATTTATATACATCAGCAGTAGCCTTAGCTTTCATTTCTGTTAGCTTGTCGTGATAATCCAATGCTTGCTCTAACTCTATGTCAGGTAACTTGAACATCTAACTCTCCCTCATATATAAAAGACTTCTTGTGAGTTCTTTTTGTTTTAAAATCACTATCTAGCTTTCCTTTTAATAGGTAGCTAGCAAACTCAAATATCTTAGGCAACATAAATTCATGTAAGTATTTTTCGTTCTTAGGTATATACATTACTTTTGGATTATTCATTTGATAAACGCAGGCATAAGTTCCCTGCTTGCCTGTTAGATATTGTTGAAAATATATTTGTGGTAAATATTTCTGTATATATTCTACAGGATTATCTTGAACAAAGTATGGTGCTTTGACTTCAACCAAATCTTTATCTCCTATGTACCCATCAGGTGTGCAAGATAATATAACAGAATCTTCATCATTCCTAATGTAGTCAGCTTCTGTGTTAATCTGCTCTCCTAAGTCGCCTATACCACAATTTTTAACTATCATTTTTGTATGCTTCATTACTTCTGCAATACCATAACCCTCACAATAGATGCCGTGTTCTACATATTCCTGATTAACTGGCTTCTCCTCTACATCGCCAATAAGTATACTGAAGTATCTTTGCCTAGAGCAGTAGGGGTCAGTCCCTACTACTCTTGATATCATGCTTGCTCTTAAATTATAAACTGTAGCCAAGTTACTTATCTCCTAACGATTCTTTTTTAAGTTTTTCTCGTAACTTTTCTACATCTGCACTAATATCTATTTTACTTTTTTCCGTCTTAGGTTTTTCATTGACTGGTTTGTTGGTAGCTTTAGTGTTGCCACTCGCATTTCCATCATCGTCAAGTCCAAGACCAAAAGCTGATACTAGCGAATACCTCCTTGCGTATGTACTCGCTGAACCGAAGTCATGGTTTTTATTCCTTGCTTGCTCATCAACCTGCATCGGATATCTTGATTCGATTACATGCTCGTTATCTTTATCGTCTTGATGATACAGGGTTGTTTTTAAGAAAGGAATCTTGTGTAACACTCCATTAGATTCTTTAAGCTCATAGTCATACACTTGTGTGTATGATATGCCTAGTTCAGAAGCAGGTTGTAGTGCTTCTATAACCTCATCTACTGTTGCGTAACTGCTTTTGAAAGCAGGGTTTGTTCCGTCTTTTCTTGCTTTTGCGTTCATCTTTTGAAACTTACACAAAGCATCCGTTAGTTTACTCATTCGTTCCTCCAAAGTTATCTATTCATTAACATTATATTAACAAGAAGTATTTGTCAATCATTAAGTAAATCATTTACTATCTTCAACAATTCTTCCTGCGTTCCATATTTTTCTTCCCACTTCTTTGTATTGGTATGTATACCATCTCTGCCTTGGTGGTGTTCCCAGCAGAGAGGTAGAGCATCCTTGCTCTTTTGACCCATGCCTAGTCCTTTAGTTCTGACATGATGCACGCATGGGTCGCTATGTATTCCATACACCAGGCGACAGACAATACATCCAAGAGATACAAGTCTCTGATAATATTCTCTTGTCGCTTTGTTCGGCTTCACTATTTTACTCGCTTCTCTAGTAGATGATACTCAACATACCTACCTTCCTTGCCCTCCTTCTCGATAGACTCTATTTGATATCCCTTCTGTCTGAAGTTAAATATAATTGCCGACAATCTTGTTGCCTTATACTTTGTTATTGCTTGCCAAGTTGTTATATATCCATACTTATAAAGATGTTCTAACACCTTAGCTGATTTTGTTTTTTTCTTTTGTTTCATTTCTACAAAAGTCATTTTGTTTCCTCCTGTTCGTTATCTAGTTTGAATGTTCCTAGCCTGTCCATCAATTCGACTTGTACTTTTGCTTTATATTTGATTATGATTCTGTTAAAGTCATATAGCAGTTCATCTTTTATTTCATCAGTAACTTCTGCAACAATCTCTTTTGCTCTTTTAAGTTCTGCCATATGTTTATCTACGTCTACCATTTTGTTTCCTCCTTTGTTTTTCCAAAACTTTTCAAAAGTTTCTCAACTTTTTTCCTATTTTCATCTCTAACCTTTTCATCTACCACCACTGTTGGTTTGTCTCTTGGTAGTAGATGAGCTTGATTTTTATATCGTTCCTCTCTTACATACTTGACTGATAACTCCTTACACATCTGTACTATCTCCCTTAAATCAGGACACCACTCTTTGCTTTCCATGAGTGGACTGTCTATTGAAAACAAATCCACTAGCACTTTGTCAATGTGTGGCACTTGATTTAGAGTTCTCCTCCATACCTTTGCAGTCATAGATAACTTTCCTTTGTCATCTACTGCACTGCCATATGATGATTTAAATTTGTGTCCGAATAGACTATTCATCATTACAAAGAAGCTACCAATATCCTTATCATTCATCATTGTTTTTCATCAACCTTATTCTGTCTGCTTCCTTATCAGCAACAGACTTATCTGTTCTATTCTTATCTAATCTATTCTTATCTAATCTAGTGCGTACATTATTATCAGTAGATGCGTTGTTTCTGCGTACTGCCCTACTATAATTGTCTTGTATTTCCTTTAGTTTTGGCACTGTGATTTCAATACTTTTACCTAAATCTTTGCTTACAAGTAGTCCACTTTGCTCAAAGTTTTTCAAAAGTTTTGACAAAGTTCTTTGATTGATACCACCCAGCATGCTTTTTATATAGCTAGTTTGAAATGTAACTGTAGGATTTTCTACATCCTCTACTCTCATGGCTACCATTTCTACTATGCAAAAGTAAAAACCATATCCCTGTAAGAAGTTATCTTCACATGCCAACCTTAACCTTGATGATTGGTGGCTATCACTTTTGTGTTTAAACCATTTCATTCTATATCTTCTTGCTCTCTTTGTTGGTCGATTAAATTATTAATCATGGCATCCCACTTAGATTCTATGTCATCTAATATCTCTGATGATTCTTCAAGACTGCATCCTGAATCAATCAATAACTTCAAGGCATGCCCTCTCTTATATGATTCTCCCATAGATTCTATTTCCTCTATGGCTTCAAAGAATTGTTTGTTAAATGTTTTACTCATATAAGCTACCTCCATTAACATGTTTTATTTGTTTCTTAATGTCTTCAAGTAATAATACCAGTTGTCCTTTGCAGGCTTCCTTGCTCATGTCCTCTTTACTATCCATGAATGTGTCAGAGTTAGAAGACCAGTACGAAAATAACTTTCTTTCGCAGTCCTCTTTACTTGAAGACCTCTCCGACATTGGTATCTTTTTATTGATAAATGACTGTAGTCTTAGCTTTGCGTGTGGGTGTTTAGCACACCCACAGAAATATAAATACTCAAAGATAAGGTATTTCAGTTTATTCATCTTTTTAGTTTCCTCTTTAATAACATCCTCCTACATATCGACATCAGCTATTGAGCCGTTGTCTTCAATAAACTTTGCTCTTGCGTGTGGGAAGTCGCCCATGCAAACCTTGACCAGCAGTTCTCCATAGCTCATCTCTTTAAACATTTTATTGATTTTATTAACACGATTTTCCCACATTCTTCCTCTCATTATACACTTCTTCCTTTTAATATCAACAACTTCCAATACTCCTGATGTAATTAAATTGTTTAACTGTCTGTTGATTTGTGAATCAGCTTGGTCTTTGACCTTGCCATTTCTGTAAGACTTGAATCTTGGAAATACATATCTTAGATACTTTAGTAAATTTGATTTGTGAGTTACCACTACAGTGTTCTTTTTATTTCTTAACCCACAAAATTCTTCAGTGCCATATCCGTCATGTATTAGTATCCTGAGTATCAAGTCTTGTATATCTTCAGGTGTTTCGCTTACATCTTTGAAGTATGAAAGTAATCTTTTCCGATTAGATTCGTTCTTCATTTATATCTCCTGTTTTATAAACATTTTTCTTCAGTTCTTATTTCCGTTGCTCTTTCTATTACTTGATAAAGGTCTCGACTATCAAAATAGTTATGCCTTGTACACCATTCAGTATTATCAACAAATATTTTTAAGTCATCGGCATAAAAATCATATTCGATTACCAAATTAACGGCTCGATTAAACTTACCATTTATCAAACTTTTCACGATTTCATTGAATTGTTCTTGTGTGCAACTGTTACCAGTTTTGAGATTGGTTATAGTTGTGCTAGTTGTCTTAGTCATATTTGTTCTCCTAATTTATTATTTCATATTTATATGGTCGATAATTCTTACTATCTTCTACATAGTCATCATGTTCCTTATGTAGAACACTGTTAATAATTCCTGTATAAAAGTCATCTAATGTGAATCCGTTTTCAGGATGTTTATTCATGCTATCTTTCCATTCTTTAAGTTCAGCATCATCTATATCAACCTTATAGTCTTTGTAAACTCTTATAATTTTTCTACTCATCATCTTCCTCCTCGTACAATTTTTCAATTTCTTCTTCTGTTAGTTGTTCCCATTCATATTTAATACTATTATCATCAAGTCCAAATTCTTCCTGA